CCTTTGGATTATTTGGGTCTGAGGTATCAATCAATGCACCGCCAACAACTTGCAGTTTAGGTCTATTAAACATTTTGTTAGCCTGAGCATAGTTTGCCAATCCTGCATTTATACCACTACCAACAATCTGACCAAATGTGCGTGGAGTTCTTGAGTAACCACTTTGCTCTAACATTTTTGCAGAAGCACCTAACAACCCATATGTTCTCGGATCATTGAAACTGTCTCCTAATAATCCTGACATATCCGAAGACGTTTGTGTCTGATTTATTGGCAATCTATTCTCAGTTGGCATTGTAAGTCTAGAGCCTGCAATAACACCCGCATTAGTCATAGGTCTTACTGGAATATTATTTCCTGACCTCATTGTAACACCAGTATTATAAGCTGTATTGTTACCAATCTGAGGCAATCCAGTTACCTTTACTGGACTTTGCATATAGGATGCGTTACCGCCAACCATACCTCTTCTTAATCCAGTTAAAGGGTCTATGTTTCCTAATAAAGCATCTATTGGTCTACTCATTATAACAACCCTAACAATCCACCGAGCAATGCTCCAGTACCACCGCCAAAGCCTGCTAAGTTACCTAATTGTGCCCCGCCTAAAGCACCGCCTAAGGCTGAAGCACCCTGATTTCTAAATACTGGCTGAACAGTGCTAGAACCTAATGTTCCGCCACCAACTAAACTCATGTAGTTTTGTAGCTTCTGATCACCGACATTTTGTTCGTAGTTATATCTATTTATATTATCCTGAAGTTGGCTCATAGCATCAGCTTCTCTAGCAGATCCAACTTGTGCTAGTTGCTGTGCATCTAAATTCTGATATTGAGGTGCTATTCTTAGTGCATCTTGCTGTGCCTTATAAGCCATTGGGGCAAGTGCAGAAGTCATTGCCTGCTGATTTGCTCCTGATCCATATCTACCTGATCTTGCAAACTGAGAAGTTACCGCATCAATGGCAGGCTTAAATGCCATACTCATCAGAGGATTAGTTCCCATTAAGTTTTGCTGTATAACGTCTTGACTTGTTGCTGTTAAGCTATTTGGGTCTAAGGCTCTGTCTCTAACCATATTAAGAGCCATATCACTTTCAGGAGAAAATCCTACTGTGGTTGAGTTTGGATAGTATGAAGGCATCTCATCCATAAATCTGTCTTTGGCTTGTGCTAAACCAAATTCTAAGAAGGGCTTTGCATACGCAGGCGGTTCAACCTGAGTATTAACTGTTCCTGAACTTCCTCCGCCACCACCTTTTGACATATTAATATTCCTTTACTAAAACGATTGCAGTTGGTTCATAATCTTTCAAAACTTTTTCCCAACCTTTTCTGCCTATAATTTCAACCGCTCTACATCGGTATAATATAGACCATTTTCTTATCTTTGGCTCTACCTCTAACAGTGTTTTCATGTTACCGCCTGCAAGCCAAAACCGCAGTGTCCTGCGTTGTGGATAGTCAATTATCTCAGTGACAATTGCACTATCATCAAATGCCCATAACTGAGCATCACCTCTTTTGACGATATCTATAACTTGTTCATAAGTATGGCTATTGTGAGCATACCTAAGAGCATCAATAATCGACTTTCTGCACCTATCAGCATTAGCCGAAAATGACGTACTCGTAGGATCTAGTGGTCGTATCATTTCCATGATTTAGTGTCGCTTGCCCCTTTTGTCTTGCTGTGACATAAATGTTTTCAGATGAAGCATCGCTAGTGGTTGGCATAAATAAAATCACACTATCCTCACCAATACGATCATCAGATAATGTCGTTGTAGCTGAACTGTTTGTCAGTGTGATACTGCCAGTTGAGTTGACTTTGCCATCTAAAATATTATTTACAACTGTCGCTATTGTGCGTGGCTCATCCCCTAATGGTGATAGCCTCTTATAGTTGCTAACTCTTGTCATCTTCTACCTAATGGCTGACCTTCTATGTCAACCCCTTGAGCATAGTTCCAGTTGCCTGAAACATTCATTCTAATTCTGTGATATTTGCCCTGAGATCTATGAGGTATAAATCCATCATTGTTCAAGCTACTTGCACTTGAAAATGTAATACTTTCATCTTGCTTGTCTCTAACACCCACCTGAGTAGTAATTGATCCATCTGTAAAATATGGCACTACACGAGTTATGAGAGAGTTTTTGCCTTTTGTTATTTGAAACTCTGCTGTGTCAATTGTTGCCGATAGTGGGCTTCCACTAAAGGACTGGATCTTATTAGATAGGCTACCACCGAATAAGAATGTTCCGCCTTTATATAAAGGGCTGTCTAATTGTGTTGTAAGACTATCTAAGTTTGTTCCTAAATTATCTAAGCCCTCAGTATTATATCCTGAAGTATAAAATGGTCTTATTAAATCAGTATCAATCTCAGCAATTGACCACCTCTGAATTGAGTAGTTATACATCAACAATTTATCAGGTGTAGTCGTTGTATTCGCATTAGATACATAAGACCATGCCACAATCTGATTTGTTGGATCTACAGCACAACTCATCTTATAGGCAAGACTTTGATTAAAATCATTGTAGAAAAACTTATTTATTTTTTCTGCACCAATAGGGGCTATTTGTCTGCCATCAAAACTATAAAAACCATCTTCCGATAAATAGAAAACCAATCTTCCAATATTGCCTACTGACCCCGCAAAAGCACAACCTCTCGTAGTCTCTACTTTATCAATTTGATAGATCAATGGAGTTCCTACATACTGAGCAACACAGATAGCTTTTTCCATCAATATTGTTGCGTACTCACCACCGACTAAACCAGTTATTGCACCCGCATCGACAATATCTTGAAAGTCTGCCTGATCAGTTCCTACAGTCCAACTGGTTGCATCATTAATACCTGACCATCTAGCTCTGTATGGTATCCGACCTGAGCCTTCATCGATATTGGCAATCCAAACCTGATCCCTCACGATTGCGACAAAATCAGCCTTTGGTGCATTAGCTAAGTCAGCAAAAGCACTATCAGTTCCCAATGTAAATTCTTGCAGTGTCTCGCCTATACCGCCTGAGGCAATAACACTTGTGCCAAACTGAGCAAATCGCCAATACTCATTATCGGCTAGAGAATAACCACCAACTTTACTTATGTCTGATAAATTAGATGTAGACGTATCAAACTCATATAATTTGCCTGCATCACCCGCAAATAATTTAACATTGCCTGCGTTGTCCTTAGATGCAAATATTCCTTTTAGAATACTATCTCCTGCATTTGAAACAGCAGATAAAGAGTTGATAGACCTATACCCCGACAAAGCAGGGATGACATTTGTTGCGACTGTAACTCCAGTGTTTTCCAAATCAGGTTGATCGGGCAACCATTCACCAAACTTAATCATTGCTGTAACCAAACCTCACTTCCAACATTTTGAGTTGTCCACACTTCTGAACCTATATCTTGCAGTGTCCATGTCTCAGATCCATCAGCAATGACAGTCCAATCCTCACCGACTATTTTAGCTAATCCCGATCCAGTTACAGAACTATCACCCGTTGCAACAAAACTCGCTGTGTAGTTATTTGCTGATACTTGCGTTACAGTTACATCTCCGCTACCAACAATGAAAACTAAAAAGTTTGCTGTAGCCGTTCCGCTTGCAGTGGTGGCCACTGAAGCATTTGGTTGCTGTATTCTTATTCCTGAAGCACTTGCTGTCGCACTACAAGATACAGATACATCTGCATTGACTGTATAGTTAGCAATTGCAGAAATATTGCCAACACTTGCCACTGAAGCGGTAACAACAAATATTCTATTTACATCGGCACTGATAGTCGATGCAGTTGCCACACTAGCCGATACAGATCTTACTCTCTCATTAACAGCAGAAACAGTAGAAGACGTTGCGACACTTGCAGAGCCTTGCTTTACCTCTAATGTAGATAGACTATCAAGATTACCAAAAGTATCTAAACTATCGAGCAAACCCCAACTATCTAACTGTTCTAAGTTAGGGTTTGAAAACTCTAGCCTATTTAATTCATCGGAACTATCTAGTAAGAATGTATAACTGTCTAAAGGTGTAGCTGTTATTTGATCTAGATTAGGAATACCTAAAGCCATAATCTAAACCCTAATCAGCAGATATTGTTAAAGATCCGCTTGCTACTTTTAAAATATCTCCAGTTGCTATTGACTTAGATGCTGTAAATGCACCATGAAATAATAGGTTGCCTGATGAACTTGCATCCCAAATACCCCAATGGCTTACTGTACCCCATGAGCCAGTGGCACTATCAAACTCAACCGCACTGTTACTTGCTATAGATCCACTTGAAGCAGAAGCAAAAGTGATAGCTTTTCTTGTGTAGTTATTACCAGTTAGTTCTGTACCTGAAGCATCATCATTTAGGCTTGCTGTTGATAATCCTAAATACACTGCTGAGGGAGCAGACGTTGAGGCTGTTCCAGTAAAGTGATCTAGAAATTTAAGTTCTAGATAATCTGACATTGCTGACATTTATTTCTCCTATGATGCAGACGATGATTGTTTTGCGTAGATTGATGATATGTGCAAAGCACCAGTTCCATAGTGAGATCGTTGTTCGTCTTTTCTTATCTCTTCTATAGATCTTGTAAACTTAGCATCATAAGTTGATGCCCTTTGTTCATCCATTAAGTAAGTATAAGCCTCAACTAATGCCCCTGATAAATAAGCATCAGGGTGACGGGTTAACATCACATTTGTTGCATTGCTATCTGATAGGGCAGTGAGGCTACCGATATAAATAATTTCGGCTGTATAATTATCGTCAGGTATAGGTCTGATCTTTAACTCACCGCCAACAATAGAATAGGCTGAAGGTCTGCCACTTCCGCCACTATAGGCAGTGTCTAAGGCTGTAGGGCTTTTATATTCTAATACGACATTAGGAGTTGTGTTTAGCTTGATCTCTCTGACCTCTCTCATGTCAGTGGGAAGGGCTATAAACTCATCACCGCTTGTCAATGTGGCAGTAGCTCTTTTTTCCTGATCTCTAGTCTCTAACTCTCTAGATAATCGTGCTTCAGCTAACTGGATAAAGTTAGGGATCTGATCGTCAAGATCTGTTCTAGCTAGAAAGTTTGCTACCGCAGTTTTTAATTCTGAATATGTTGATATGCTCACATCGAGCCTCCGCCAGTTCTAAAAAATCTATTTTCGCTATCGTTAAGCCACCGCTTCCACTTCTTAGAGGCTTCAGGGTTATCTTTTGGATCTCCAAACTTTTGCATAAGTTCTAGATATAAATTGTTTGGTATCTCGGCAACGTGTTGCCAGTGTCTTTGCG